CAGACGGACCCATTTGTGGCTCCGGCTACTCCGGTTCAGCTGACCGAGGAGATGCTGAACGACGCGATGCAGCAAGCATACACCAACGGTGCGTCGCCCACGATGTGGATTCTGCCGCCGGGGCCGAAGCGGACGGCTTCGACCTTTGTTGGCCGCTCCACCACCCAAGTCTTGGTCGGGAAGACCGAGGTTGTGTCGACCGTCGATATATTCGCGACGGATTTCGGCAGAGTGAAGTCGCTCCCGTCTCGTTGGGTTGCGCCGGATATCGGCCTCCTCATTGACCCGGATTACGCGGCAGTTGCATTCTTCCGTGCGTTCCGCCAGTACCTGATGGCCCGCATCGGTGATGCGGAAAACCGAATGATTGTCGTGGAGTGGGGCGTCGAAATGCGCAACTCTCTCGCGCATATTCTGTTCAATGGTATCACGGCGTAAAAGGACAAGGACGTGGAGCGGAAGTCAGTCATCAAGGACGAGGATGGTATTCGTCGTACCTTGATGACTGATTCCGAAGACCCTGCTCGGTTCCATGTTATTACTGAGCAGAATGTTGATGAAATACTTGAAAGCATTAAGCGCGATACGGAGAATCACCGGGAGCGCACAACCAATAAATTGCTCGCTCGCATCCCAATGACCGTCTACGAGACGGCAATAGCACAGGGATGGGACGAGGGCGATTGGAAGCGTTATCTCAATTCGAGTGACGCTGCCCCGTTTAGGATCTGGAAGGGACGGGTCTGATGCCTTATGACCGTAAACATTTTTTCGATACAGTTCGCAAAGATCTATTTAAGGGCACATTGACTCAATCTCAGGTAGACGGCATGAATTATCTGCTTGAGGTGTGGGAGCAGCATTTCGAGGTTAACAATCCGAACGATGGGACGATGTGGCTCGCCTATGCGCTGGCGACATTTTACCACGAAACTGCTTATACTATGCAGCCGATTGAAGAATACGGCAAAGGTTCGGGCAAGAGTTACGGCAAGCCTGCAGGTCCACATGGTCAGTGCTATTATGGGCGCGGCCATGTTCAGCTAACCTGGGAAGAGAACTATAAAAATGGCCAAAAATATCTCAAGGAGCGTTACGGCGTTGATGCAAATATCCACCCCGAGGCCCATAAGATGCTACATCCGCAGACATCGGCGTTGGTCTCTTATGACGGTATGATCCACGGTTGGTTCACTGGCGTCGGTTTGCCGAAATACCTATCTAAATCTAAGGGGATCGAGGATCCAGTCAACGCTCGTCGAATCGTCAATGGTACTGATAAGGCTAGTACGATTGCGGAGTATTATTGGAAATTCAAGAACGCTCTTAAACAGATTCCGGCCGCCGCCCTGATGGTGGAGGCCGAGCTTCCAGGCCTTCCTGCTGGTGCTGCTATGCCGGAGCCGAGCTGATGAATGGCCGCGTCGGATCTTGTTATTCCACCGCCGAGCCCGAAGTTGCTCGACTATCCGGCGTCGGTCGGGTTGGCGATCGCTGTTGCACTAACCATTATTCTAATAATTGTCGCCAACAAGTTCGACAAGACTGGCGGCACCCTTACTATTTCGTTGCTCGTGATTCTAGCATTTCTAGGTCTCGTAACTTTCTGCGCGCTTTTTACCATTCCCACCGACGAAATCACCTCAGGCGCTATTGGCGGTTTAGTAGCCGCATTCGGCGCGGTGGTGGCGTTTTGGCTCAGTCGAACTCCCCCGAGGCCGCCTGAATGAGCCCGCTTGCTCTCGTTTTCGTTATTGTTCTTATCCTCTGGACAATGGGGCGAATGTGACTGATTTTTCGAATTTTTGCGGCATCATTGCTGAGTGGGCTAATCGGCAAGATTGGTCGATCAACTTGGTGACACAATTTGTTAGGGACGCGGAGCAGAAATTTAACCAAGATTTGCGCGTCGATCGAATGATTAGCACTAATGATGCGCTCATCGCTTCGTGCTGCGCACCGCTTCCTCATGATTGGTTAGAGATGGATTTATTGCTAGTAGATCGCAATGTGCCATCGGCATCTTCTAATGGTTGCTGCGGCAGCAACGGATGGGTGCCGATGCGTTATACGCAACGCGATGAATTTTTTCGTTCAACTAATACAATTTCGTCTAGTTGGGGATATGCGTCTTCGTTGTTTGGTAGATATACGTTAGAAGGTCGCCAAATTTATTTTGGCGGTATTCCTGACGAGATTAATGGACGAAAATTTAGGATGAATTATTATGCCGAGGTACCGATATTTTCTGATACCCAGGATAGCTGGATATATACGAAATATCCTAGTCTTTATCGCTATGCTGCGCTTGCTAATTCTGATTTGCATGCAGTTGGCGAAGAGGACAAGGCTGCCATGCTTAAGCAGGTAGTAGACGAAATGATAACAAAGCTTAACAACGCCCATACAAGAGCCAAAACTTCTGGGTCAATGTTAACACGTACGCGCAAGCATTCTTTCGGTTAGGAGAATTCGATGGCTGGCCTATCTTCCATTGGCGAAGCGGACGTTCTGGTCCCGCTCACCGACAACGTGTTCGTGTCGCTGCACCTCGCGGACCCCGGCGACACTGGGGCGAATGAGGTCGTTGGCGGTGGTTATGTGCGCCAGGGGCCGATTGCCTTCGCCAGCAGCGGCTTTAACCCAACGGTGGCGGCCAATACAACGATCATGACCTTTCCCCAGGCGAGCGCCAATTACGGCACGGTCCTTTTCTTCGGCCTGTGGACGGCGCTGAGCGGGGGTAGCTTTCTCGGCTCTGGCGCGGTCGCCATCCCGATCCCGATCAATGCTGGCGACAGTGCGCGGTTTTACGCCAACACGCTGACGATTACGGTCGACTGAGATGACAGCCGCGCTGCTGGACGCTCCTGGGGTCACCACTCAGTACAATTGGTTCACGGATATCGGCGGCGCGGTCGATCCGAATTCGCTCAGTTCTGTGCAGCTACCTGCGTCATACGGCGCAAATCCTTACAACACTGGGATGATCTGGTTCACTTTGCAGCCCGGCATCGAAAGGGCCGTAACCCTTAATCAGTTGGGCATTATGGGCGGCCCTCTGGTCCATGCGAATGGTCAGCCTAATGTTGGTGGCGTTGTGACGCTCGCCCTTATGCAGGGTTTCGCAGCCCCATCTGGTTATTTGTACAGTCAAATTGCGACGACCAGCGTTGATCTGACCGATTGGGTTCCGGGTCAGTTTTATTGGAGCGATCCGCTCCCTAATCCAATCACTCTCCCAAGTTACCAAGGCGCGATACAATACTATTATTATATCTCGGCCATCTGCTCAGTTCCTTATTCAGTGTATACCGCGCGTCCTTGTACGCTGCGTTATGGCACGACGTGGGGGAGTGTTGCGTATCGACCCGGCTTCGGTGAAATTCCAGCCTCTACCAACAATCATTTATGCTTAGGCGGCCCCGTCGATGTTACTCTCAACAACTACGTAGATCTCAGCACAGGCTCCATCGCGCCGACTTTTGCTCTCTCGGGCGCGCCGCAGCGAATGGGCGGCTTGGAAGCGCCGCTCGTTCCGCAGATCGAGTTAAAGGGCCGGTTTGGGCGCGCAGGCGTGTTCGAGGGCGACAATAACATGATCGGCGGCAAGTTCGTTTTGAGCGCCTCCATAGCTGGGGGTCCGCTGTGGAAACCGGCACGGCTCTGCACGGGGTGAGATATGTGCGCTGACACGACCACCGCGAATTATGGCTGGATCAAGCCTGAAGTCGGCGCGTCGCCGTCGGTCTGGGGCGCAAAGCTCAATGCTGACCTCGACGCCATCGACACTCAGGTCGCCACTGTCGCCTCTCAGACTGGCGGCCTTGCCGACGCTCCGGCTGACGGCAACCTCTATGGGCGCGAGAACAACGCTTGGTCGCCGGTGCCGCCGCCGACCGGCGTTCCCGAAGCGCCGACCAATGGGCAGGTATTCGGCCGTCTCAATGCCCAATGGGTGCAGATCCCGCCGAGCCCGCTGACCGACGCTCCGACCGATGGGCAGGTTTATGGGCGGCAGACCGGGAATTGGGTAGCGGTAGGAGCAAGCGCCGGGGGCGGCATTCCCGAAGCTCCCAACAATGGCGTGTCCTACGTCCGCAATAGCGAGACGTGGCTCCCGGCCGCCTATCTGCCGCTGACAGGCGGCTCGATCAGCGGCGTCCTGACTGTCCAGGGCTCCAATTCGATGGTGCTGAATGCCGCGGGCGGCAATCAACGTTCGATCCTCGGCATGACGTCGAATATCGCTCGTTGGGTGTTGACGCTGGGCGACGGCACAACGGAGGGATTGAACAACACTGGCTCAAATTTCTCTCTCACTGCCTATTCGACGACCGGCGCGTTTCTCGGCAATTGGCTGACCATCTCGCGCGCGACCGGGGCGACGACGCTCGCCGGTCCGGTCACCGCTAACGCCGGACTGGCGGTCAACGGTTTGTTGGCGGTCTCCAACGCTGGCAACTTGTACGTTCCTGGCGGGACTGCAGGACAATTTCTCCAGACTAACGGCGCGGGCGTTCTCAGCTGGCAGACGCCGCCTGGGGCGGGCGGCGGCATTGGCGATGCGCCCAATGACGGGACTATGTACGCCCGCATCAGCGCCGGGTGGGAGCACATCCTTTCCACGGACATCGCTGATTGGGCGACAGCCTTGTCGGGCTATTACCCGACCACTAATCCAGCTGGCTATCAGACGGCGGCGCAGGTCGCGACTGCGCTTGAACCCTATGCGATGTTCTCCGAGCTTCCGAACGCCTCGACCACCACGCCAGTCATGAACGGCGCGGCGGCGGTCGGTACTGGAACGACATGGGCGCGGGCCGACCACGTTCATCCGACCGACACCTCGCTCTATGCGGCCAGCAATCCGGCGGGTTACCAAACTGCGGCGCAAGTCACGGCGGCTCTTCCAGCGGCTTCGACCACCACGCCATTAGTGGACGGCACAGCGGCGGTTGGCATTTCAACGACTTATGCAAGGGCCGATCACGTCCATCCCGCCGGAGCTAGCGCTGGCACAAAGTGGACGCAGATTGCGACCCAAAACGTCACGGCGGTGCCCAACATTAATTTCACCAATATACCGCAGATTTATAGCGATCTGTTGATTATAGGGCAAAGCATAACCCTAGGCTCCGGATCACTATATATGCTGGTATCAACGAACAACGGCACGGCTTATGGTGGTAATGCTATATTAGCCGGCGCTGGCACATTCCCATTTAATTTTGCTGCGATTTTTCATGGCTATTCTTTGGGCATTGGTTACGTCTTTTCTCATACTTATAATGGCGCTCTTCCAGCTAGTCCTAACGTCGTAGCGGCGGCAAGCCCGAACCAGTCGATCACTGTCCATACTGGAGGATGCAACGCTTTACGTTTCCAGCCGCCAAGCGGAAATTTCACGGCGGGCGGTTCTATAACAATCTACGGCAGGTGAAGGGTGAGCACGCAATTTCGCCCGCTCGAAATTCCTCCCGGCGTGGTCGCCAAGCCCACGAAACAGATGGAATCGTCGCAATGGGCGGAAGTGAACATGATGCGTTGGGTGGAAGGCCAGCTGTCGCCCATCGGCGGCCAAAGCCAGTACGCCTACACCTTCGCCTCGCCCTGCCGAGCCATCCACTCTTGGTATGATCTCAACAGCGTTTTTCACATCGCCTATTTGTGCGAGAGCAACCTCTATATCGACACCGGAGGAACGCTGGCTGACGTCACCCCGACCAGCGGCATCACCGCGCCTGCGCCCAATGTGGATGGGGATTATAGCGCTGGCTTCTATAGCGACGGTCCCTATAGCGGGGCGGGGCCGATCCCGACCATCGACAATATCCCCGACGCCTGGAGCCTCGATAATTTCGGCGCGGTCCTGTTGGCGATGACCTCGCCCGACGGGCGACTGTTGCAATGGGATCCTAGCCTGGGCGTGGGCGTGGTATTCACCGATCCGGCTTTCCATGCTTTCGCCGCCGGTTCGACGACCGTCAATATGACCGACGCCAATCCCGGCTCTGTCTTGCCGGGGATGAGCGTTTTCAACCAGACCAGCAATCTGCCCATCGGCGTGGTGCTCACTTACAGCGCCGCAGGTGTGCTGACCTTGGCTGCTCCGGCGCTCAATCCCGGCGCAGCTGACGACGTGCTGGCCTTCACGAATGTCGCTACGCCGGTGGTCGCCGACACGGGCCGGGGCATCGTGCCGACCGGCCGGTGCTTCGTGGTGACCGCAGAACGGTTTGTAATGATGTTCGGCGCTTCTGACCCCACCAATGGCGGCGGGTTCCGGCGCTTCGCTTGGAGCGACCAAGAAAATCCCGGCGCCTGGGATTACTCCAACGTCACCAGTCAGGCCGGGTTCCTCGACATCGAACCGGCGAGCCCCATCATCACCTGCAAATCGACGCCGCAGGGAACGCTCTTCTGGACTGCGGCCAAGTGCTATCTCTCCAGCTTTCTCGGCCTGCCCTACATCTACAATTACGTCGAGGTTGCGAAGAATTGCACGCCCTGGAGTCCGCAGAGCATCGTGTCGACCACAGTATTAACTTTATGGATGTCGCAGCAAGGTTTGTTCTCGTTCAATGGCGCTTGGGTTGCGCCGATGCCGTGCGCAATTCGGCCCTGGATCGACGATGACATTGATTTGTTCAACGTCCGCAATCAAGCGTGCGCGGTCAACGTCGCTAATTTCAATGAGTTCTGGTGGTTTTTCCCGCAGGACGGGCAGACCACCAACACCCGGTGCATGATCTTTAATTACAAGGAAAACTGGTTCAGCCAGGGTCAGATGGCACGATCGGCCGGTATTTCAGCATCTTACGCCACACAGACAGTAATGGCTAATGGGGTCTTTGCTTATCAGCACGAGCTTGGCGATTTATATCCCGACGGAACGCCGTTGCCGTGGGCCGAAACGTTCGACCTCAATTTGAATTCCGGTTCTAGATTGACTACGCTCAAGCAGATGATCCCAGACATCGACGGCGACGTCAACAATCTTCGTTATTCGGTATACTATCGGATGAGTCGCTCGGTGATGCCTGACGCTAATGGCAACCCAATTCCGGTAGTTGAGTTACAAACACCGCCTCGCAAAGTAAATGCGTCGAACGGCTTTGTCGACTTTCGTACTACTGGTCGAGATATGCGGTTGCGAATTATGTTGGCTGGCCCGCAAGTTTTGCCAGTCACCGTCGGCCAGCATCTAGTCGACAGCGTTGCGCGAGGAGATCGCTAATGTCTATACCGGCTCAATCCCCTCCAGCCCAACTAGCTCCGCCCCCGCCACCGGCAGGGACTAATCCGGCGCTAGTCAATTATCTGCAGCAATATACGGCGTGGATCCAAAACCAGCTGGCCGGCAAGGTGGGCGCCAATGGGGCGCAGAATGGGGTCATGCTGCAGGCCAGCGACGCGCCGCCGGGCACGATCCCGGCGGTGTTTCATTTGCAGGTGCAGACTGATGGGACGCTCGTCGCCACTCCTGTGCCGCTCGGAGGTTCGAACCCGACGTGATGACCGCACATCTTTATCGCCGCAAGCTGGAGCGGGTTCTGGACCGAATGGGGGGACTATACACGGTTCAGGACATCTTGTCAGCGATTGCTGTGGGAAAGATGCAGTCATTCGTTGAGAAGAATAGCTGGGCGATTACTCAGATCGCGGAATATCCTAAGGCCAGAGTATTGGAAATTGTTGCGGTGGTCGGTGATTTAGACGATCTAAGAGAATTGCACGACAAGATTTTGGAATATGCTAGGGACATGAATGTTGGAGTCATTAATTCTTATGGGAGGAAGGGATGGCTTCCAGACGCGAAGAGACGTGGCTGGACGGTAAAATCCCGCTCATTCGTATATCAGAGGAATATGTAAATGGGCGGTAGCGGAACTACCCAGACCACTAATCAGGTTTCGCAGACTCAGTTACCTCCCTGGGTAAATCAGGCGGCGCAACAGAACTATGCGTTCGCTCAAGATGTGGCGAACCGCCCCCTCCAGCAATATCAAGGGCAACAGGTCGCCAGTGTCGCGCCGCAGCAGACGCAATCCGAGCAGCTTGCGGCGAATATGCCGGGAGCGAATGCCGCCCAATTCGGCGAGGCGAACGCCGGGTATCTCAGCGCGATGGGGCAAGGCGCTCCTCAGGTAACGGCTGGAGCATTGGCGAACACCAATCTGCAGCCGTACATGAACCCGTACACGCAGAGCGTCATCAATACGACGCTGCCGATCATGCAGCAGAACCTGGCGCTGTCGCAGGACCAGAACCAAGACGCGGCGGCGTCCGCCAACGCCTATGGCGGATCGCGGCAAGCAATTCAGCAAGGCGTGACGCAAGCGCAGGGCGCGCAGAACATGGCGCAGATGGCCGCCCAACTTAACCAGGCCAACTTCACCCAGGCGCAAGCCGGGGCGACGGGCGATCTCAACCGTCAACTTACGGCTGCTCAGGGCAACCAATCGGCGACTCTTGCTGGCCAACAGAATCAGATCGCTGGCGCGAGCGGGCTGGCCAATATGGCCAACTTGGAGAACACTGGAGCGCTCCAGCAATACATGTCGTTGTCTGGAGCGGGCCAGACAGAGCAAACTCAGCAGCAAAATCAGATCACTGCTGACATGAATCAGTTCAATCAGGCGTGGAATTACCCAACCACCCAGATGAATACTCTCCTGGCTTCGTTGGGAATGACACCTTATGGTCAGACGCAAACTACC